AAACGAGTATGAACATTTTTTGATAATTGAGCTTCTTTACTTTCCCAACGCTGAGATTTAACAAGGTCGGTACGATAAGCTTCTACAAGATTATCAAATGAACCGGCAACAAACATATTGCCTTCATAATACTCATTCTTCTTCTTTGTAATTATTCCTCTAGTAACAAAATTGGAAACACGAATACGTTCTTTATTTTCAGCTTTAAGAGCTTCAACAATACGTGTTGGAGTTTCATGAGCAATCTCGAATAGAGTAGCTTTAATGATTGACAACTTATGATTACGATTACAACGCATTTCATTATGAAACACATAGAAATAATCAGCTAATTCAAGCATTTGCTCTTCATTGAGCTCTTGAAGTTTAATACCTGCACTAATAGAAGCACCGTATTTAGAAAGTTTTTGAGTACTCTCCAACTCCTTATTCTCAAAATAGAATAGATGCTTATGCTTATCAACAGATGATTTTGTTTTAGCAACTAGATCACCTCTAGTAAGCATTATCAAATCATAATATGCTCGTCCTTCTGCAGTATCTAAATCAAATTTAAACCCATCAGGGAAATGATACATACGATAAGGATTAACAATTACTGGGAATCTCTTCATTTTCGCCGGTGATAATGGTGTTTTACCTTCCATTTCTGGTAAAGTAAGATTATCAGCAGTATCAGATTTTCCGGGAATGATACCTTGACCTGTAAGGTAAGTATGCTCATTAAGCTTTGCAGCTTGTACATACAAACCATGTTCTTTTGCGACTTTAACTCGTCCTATTAATTTAACTTCCATAACTTAAAACTAATTTTATATTACTAATTACTATAAGTTCTCAACTCCAACGTAAGGCTTACGTAAGAAGAAAACTTTATTTTGATTGATAATTCCATTTTGGAACAATACATGCTTAGAGGTACCATCAACAGAAGAAGCTATACGGCCTCCCTCATCGATACCGGCAACAGTACCTTCCTTCATTGGACGTAATTGAATAAGCTGAACACCATTCTTACCATCAGAAGTTAATCCTAAAGGAAGAACGATAACATCCATATCATTATGATAAGATCCATCAGCTAATTTGATTCCAGGACGTAAACTCATTGAAGGCTCTTTGAAAGCAATCAAACGAATACCACCAAGCTCATAGAAGCTATAAGTATCAATAACACCTTTAGAAGCACCTTCACCAACAATATTGCTATTGATAGTAGTACCCATATTACGCATTAATGTTTGGAATGAGGTATAAGCTTTAGGAGCCATCATTAAAACAACTTCATACTTACTATCCTGATCAGGTAAGATATATTGGTCGATTTCAGACATAAACCATTCTAAGAATGCTTTTGACCATCCATTATAAGGAAGATCAACTGGTCCACCATTTGAATAGAATAAACCATCACCTGACATAACTTCACGTCCTTTGAGGTTTTTCACAATTACAGTTCCTTCAGTAGTAACAGTAGATTTTCCGAAAATATATGAGTAGTTCAACTGCTGTGCAGCTCTACGCATCATTTCATCTTCTGCTTTAGTAAGGAATGCTGTTTCGCCATTATTAACAACAAAACGTCCAGAAACTTTTTTCTTTCCTTTAAGTATTGCAGCAGCAGTACCTGACCAAGAATATTTGAAGCGTTGTAAAGTCAAATAAGCATCACCCCAAGATTTGAAGCTATACTTTTCAACACCACGCTCAGAAAAATCTTGTTCGTGTGCATTACTTACAACTTGGAATTCGGCACCTTCTGCAAGTAACATAGGATCGATAAACGCATCCTTAACATTACCCCAAAGTTTAACACGAGTTTGCCATACACCATCTTCTACCTCTTCAGGATCGTCGATAATATAAAGTTGAGTACGGTTGTCACTTAATTCGATAATCTCTTGATAACCGCCCCAATTGGTATCGGTATAAAGATCAACGATAGATTGGAATTGACCAGGTTTAGCATTGTTGCCTAATTCATCTTCATAAGTAACTCCGGCACTATTTGAACGGATATGCTCAATACGTGCTTCTGTTTCTGCAATACGATATTTCACATGGTTACTACCAACAGTAGTGAATCCACCTGAATTCGTTTCAAAGTTTAATCCTTTTGTTTTCATTCCTTTTAAATCAAGGATATAATTCAAAGGAGAAGTATCACGGTATAAACGCATGATAGTAGGTAGAAAGTCAGGATTATTCATTCCTGCATCCATTAACATCCTAGTGGATATTGATTCTTGTGCGACCTCTTGAATGCCGCCTCTTACAAATTTCATGATTATTTAAATTTTAAGAATTTCCCATAAATTTAGCCCAATTGGTGCCACCTGTAGGATCACCTCCCTTTCCAAGTGCATTTGTGCCATCTATCTTCTCAAACTCTTTATTCTTAACTCTATTCAAGGTATTTCGCATATTATCATCAAGCATCCCTAGATCTTCAAGAGCAATATACGGCAACACTTTAAGCAAAAAGCCATTACTCTTTAATCGATTATCTAAGGGAGTAGCTTCATATTGTCTGCCATCTACCTCTATTAGTTGCATAGTTGTCAATTCGTGCATCTTTTGAACAACCTTTTCCATATCGCTTTCAGCTAGTTTTAATGGGTGTTTTCCAGATTTGATTTGATTTTCAACATAATCATCAACTAATACATTCACCTTCTTATTAAAAACATCCATTTCTTGGGTTCTCCTTTGGATAAATTTTTGATAAGCTTCAGTATTTTCTTGTTCTTGTTGTTGAACTAATTCTTTCTTTTTTGCAATCGCTAATTCGTCAACATCAACCTTATTCTTACTTTCAAAGAATTCGGTAATATCTTCATCAGTATAATTCTTACCTTTAAGATAATGTTTTATGAATTCACGATTATCCATTTCCATTACATTCGTAGTCTGTGTAAGACCTTTAATGAAATCAGCTTCATTAAATCCGTCTTTTGACTTCTCTGCAACATATCTACTAATAAACGGATCATTCATTAGTTTACTCTGAGACTTCTTTTCAATCATATTAGTGATTCGTTGAAGTACTTCTTTCTTTTCTAAGGTTTCACCTTTGTCGTTTTTGTAAACTCCTTCAGGAATTTCAGCACCTAAAATCTCTGCATAAACAGCAGTTTCATCTTCACTTAATGGCGACTTGAATTCGGGATCCCCTCCTTCTCCACCTTCTCCACCTTCTCCACCAGTACCGGCACCATCTTCTCCGTTTCCACCTTCACCTTCTCTATTACCTTCTGCTGCTGCATTAAATTGTGCTGCTAATTGCTCCTGAGTTAATTCCTCAAAATTCTCTTGTGAACCAGCTCCTTCGCCAGCTCCTTCTTGTCCTTGTAAATTGTTTTTTTCTGACATAACTAATACTAATTTTTATTGTACAAATATAATTTAAAATTTATTAATAATTCTTTTACTAATCATTTGACTTTGAATATGAAGAATTTGAAGGCTTCTGTCTTGCTTGAACATCAACTTTTTTACTCTCCACATTTATTTTTTTATCTTCTAATCCTAAAGATCTTGATTCTAATCCTAATTCATATCTTTTGAACATTGTATTTATTTGTAATTCTAATGCTCTTAATTGATCATCGAATGTTTGATGTTTATCATCATAGATAAGCATTGCAGTTTCTGTGGTATGGTCCTGATTAACTTTAAGAAGATCAATTTTGTTTTTATCATTCTTAGTTTTAATCTCCATTGCTTTAAGCTTACTCTCAACTCCGAATTTCTGTTGATCAAATTGTAATGAAGCTTGTTTAACAGCAATATCAGCTTGCTTATACTTATTCTTAACCTCTTCAACATATGCAGTCATTTCGGCTTCTATTTGCTTAGATTGTCTGAACATTTCCATTTGGTCTTTTTTCTGAGCTTCTGCATTCTGAGCTGCAATATCTTTACCTTTCTGTTCAAAATAATCAACTCTTGCTTCCATTTCTTTAAGAGTAGATGAATTCCAAATTTTCAATAATTGACCTAGTGACATTCCTAAATTCTGGAACATCTGAGCTGTCAATTGTTTTATATCTTGAATCTTCTGAGTATCTTCACCTAATGAATAAAGATTAAGTTTAACATTCTTATCTACTATTTTGGAAGTTTTAAGGATAAATTCCTGAGAACCTTTTATATTTTGAGAAGAGAATATGATATCATTACCATCAGCTTCTTTAATCTTTAATGCCAAATACTCTTCGAGAACTTCTTTGTCAATCATGTAATGCTCATAAAATAACATTTCTGTTACCATTTGAGATTCTTGAATTGCCATTTTATTTGTTCCAACCTGATCAGCTCTTGTAGTCTCTCCCATTGCTTGATATGGAATACCAATAATGTTACCCATCATCTGAGTAAGATTCTCTATAAGACTATCATAATAAGTGATAGCTTGACTAACTGAATTGTCAAAATTTTGCCATTGGTTAAATGAACTTCTCTTAGGCACTCCATTTTCATCTACAGTCTGAATGTATATACGACCCATTTTAATATGATACTCCCATTCCTGAGTAGTCATATCATCAGGTTTTTGAGATACGTCAATAACATTGCCTTTGGTTCCAGCAACAGCCATCATATAATCTCGAGATATCCATACCATATCAATTAGATCCTGGATATCATTTGTTGCTTTAATCAATGAATAAGGTTGTTCCTCTATAGAATCAAAAGACTTTCCAAATATTGGAAGATTAAATCGATTATAGTGATCAGAATCACGAACAACATTTTTCCATTCTTGCTCATTGATAACATAAGTATCATCAATAACTATTGCATGATACAATTTCTTATACTGTCTTGTCTCTATCTTATCACCAGCATTCTTTGAATAAGTAGATACATCAGATTTTTTATATTTATTAGAAGGATTTTTACGATTGATATAATAACCTTTCGAATATTTATATTCATCCTTATTAATAATTTTCTTTCCGGGAAGGATATGTTTATGGATATTACCGTTCTTATCAGTATTTATTCTTCGAGATACAGGAACACTACCACGAAACCATACCCACTTCATTTGAATGATTTTATCATTACTATAGTTATAGCTACTATTATTGAATAAATCATCACCAAAGATAGCTCCACCATCAGGTAAAGCCCACATTTCAGTTTCATTTGTATAAGGGGAATAAAGATCTCTCAATTTAACTAGAACTTCTTTACCATATTTCTCAACAATCATTTCACCAAAATTCTCGAATAATTGAGCAAATGACATATTCTCTACATAGTAAACCCAATCTTTTTTATTGATATTTGTTTCAGGACCTCCTATTTGATAAACTATATTTTGTGATTTAATAGGTCTTATAAATGGCTTATCATCACCAAATTTAGCAACAAGATAATTTTGATGGCCAGTAACAACTCTGTTTCGAAATTGATTAGTTGACATATAATTGAAATTCATATCATATGCTAATTCATCCAAATATTTAGTAGCTATCTTCTCTAAAATAGCTTCTGGTGTCATATTAAGCATTACATTAAATTCATCTACTACTTCATCATTTAATAGTTTCTGCTTTGACATTTTCTTTTGCATATATTGAAGCTCTCTTAACATTCTTTGAAGAGCTTGAATGTCTTCAGGATTCATTTCTTGACCAGCATTTTGCTGTTGCTGCATAGCTGATTGAATTTGATTAACAGTATCAGTTAATGAGATAATCTGTTCTTCATAATCCATAGAAGCACGTTCAGCTTTATCCATGGCAAAATCAACAAACATTCTTATCTTTTCATCAAATTTATTTTTGTTGAATTCTTCACTATCAAAATAAACTCCATAATCGAAAGGTCTTCTAGTCTTCTTAGCAATTAATAAATCTAATAATCTTTTTTGCAAAGGAACCTTTCTCTCATTCATGGGTAAATCAAACTCTCCAATACGAGTTAAATAATCAAATCTATCTTCGTATGTAGAATGATATCTTTTCCAATAATCAATTATATCGTTATTTCTTACAGGAAATTCAGTATTGATAATATCAAGTGCTGTAAGTTCAATTTCTTTTATTGAATATGTTTTGGTTTTTAATTTTTTATCCATTTTGCGTTAAGCTTAGATTGTTAATATTTTGCCGTTTTGTCGCACATAAACTGTAGGCTTAAATTTACGCTCTTTTCTCTTTCTACTAACACTCCACGCAACCTGCCTTGAACGTTCTTTTGCGGCCACTGATGCATGCGCTGTAGCAACTGTAATATCACAGTTGTACGTTTTACTATACTTATACTTAGCTAATGCTTTAATCTGTTCTACTATAAACATATTCGAAATGAATTCATCAGTTAAGGTTTCTGATTCTATAGCCATAACATGAGGCTTCATACTTCCATCAACTCCATATCTATTCATTGCATTTGACTTATTAACTTTATCAGCAAAAGCGAAACTAGGTCGCATAGCAACAAGGTTTTCGAAACCATTGTCAATAAGCCAATCAATAATCAATACACGAGTATGCTCAATCATCATTTCTACAGATCCAAAATATATTCCAGCCATGGCTGTATGTTCATAGAATTTCTTCTTACCTCCATGAATCATTCCTGGTCTTTCAAGGAGTAAAGCAACATCGAGATTTGAAGTAGTTGAATAATCTAAAAATTTCTTTCGAACAACCAATGCACCCATAGATGTTGTAGTTTGACTTTCGTCCTGATCATAACTATCAATTCCTATTTCATATAATCCTCGATAAGTAAATCCTTCTTCATCAAGTAATGGTTCTTCAATTATCGTAATGAAAGCCTCTTCTTCATTTGTTTCAACGAATCTAACGCCCTTAAATGGATGATTACGATCTTTCCACTCCAATATACCATGACGTTCTATTTGAAGCTCTCTATGTAGCCTAATCTCACTCAATCGGGCATTCAATAAGTTTATCTTATGCTCTCCAAAGTATCCGGCTACGGACATCATAAATGCATCTTCTGCATAAATAGCATTTTGAGTTTTTGCAAGATATTTTTTAACAGCATCAGTTTCTAATTCTATTTCTTTAAGAACAGATATAATTCCTTCTTCAATATTACTATTACCATTTTCATCAACAACTCTAAACCAAGATTTGGAACTAAACCAACCAGAGAAACTATCAGCAGATAACTTCTCTTTTTCAAATTTGTTTCTAAATCTTAGGAACTTCTCTCGTTTACCATTATAATGCATATCCTCCAAGTCAGCTGCACCAGCTTCCATATCTCCACCAGTACCGATGAAGTATTGGAATCCTGTTCTCTCTCCCTCTGCTTTTAATGAAGGCTCTACGAATGTTACTACTTGTTGAACTAATCCTTGATCCCATTTTCCAACCTCTTCATAAATAACTACACGAGGACTTAAACGAGAAAGTACTTGTGGATTATGATTAGCTGTAAAACCAAGTATTCTACTTCTAAACCATTTAGCAACAATACGGTGTTCTGATAGACTGTTTGTAGATTTTTCTTTGTAGAATTGAGTGTTTCTTAACTGATCAAGACCATCTTTAGTTTTTATGAATAAATTGTGCATATCTTCATCATTACCGGCAACGATAACATTCTCTGATGAACGCTCAAAACTAAAGTTATATCCTAATATACCACCTGCAGATGTTTCTGAATATCCAAGCTGGCGACCTTTTACTTCTGTAGAATCAACTCCCCACTCTTCCATTAATCTAATCCGGCCATATTTTAGGTAGTCCATATCAAGGAATCGAGGATTAATATAATCCTTCTTCTTTTTACCTTTTACCTTACCCATTATCTTCCAGAAATTCAAATAGAAATAATGGCGACCAGTAATATAAACGGCTCCATTATTAATATGAAGATCTACATCTGCAAGATAAACAGAATTAGGCTGTATTTCTACATCAAACAAAAAGTTATGATTAAAGAAATGCATCACCTCATCTGTTTCATTCCATATGGCATCTTCACCATCAATAATTGCATCACCACCTTTCTCAATAGCATTATCTACATAATAACCATCAAGACATCTTCTCTTCTGTTCCTCCCACCAAAGTTCATCTGCCTGAATATCATTGTCCTTAAAGAATTTTTTAACTCCTTTTATATCAACAGGAATCTCATTCGCTTTGAAATGAAATAAATCACCATCAAGCGGCAAATCCCAGCCATTCGCTACAGGACTAAATCTATCAGTACCTACAAACTTCATATTATCCTACTCTTCTTACTTCAAAATG